AAACAGCAATTTTTACTTCTGTAAACTCTGCCAGTGCTTCAGTAGATGCTGTGTACATGGATGGGTCTGGGATTATATCCAACAAGGTTACTCTTTTAACAGTTTCATACTTACCTAATGTATATTCCTTTGCTTCTATCCAGGGTTGAGAATCATTAATTCTAAAATATGCTTTTAATGTATAACCAGCAATCTGTACAGAGTTGGGAGTAAAGGGATTATCATCCTCATCAGGTTCTGCTACTGGGTTCCATTCTAAATCTAAATCGTTAGTTGTAAATTGTGTATAGTCATCATTATACATTTCCTGTAAAGGTTTACAGTGTGGCTGAAGTCTTAACCCCGTTACTTGAGCAGGGCTAGGGCTTAAACCCATACCATTATAATCATAAGTCTGGAGATTTATATATACTTTAACCGGGTCAGAATAAGTCCCACCTGTATACATAGCTCTTACTTCCACCGTATATAATCTGTCTCTTGCCGTAAGGGTTACTAATTGTCCTATTCCTCCATCTTCTACAATTTGGTTAAAAATTTGTCCGTCCTCTACACTATGAACCTTAACTTCACCCCCTGTATAATTTAACAAAATAGCGGAGGCAGGTGGTGCAAATTTTACTTCAATCTGCTTTTGGTCTATTCTACTGGGGAAGACAGTAACATGTTTAACTGGCTGTATCCAAGTAGATATTCCAAAAATAGAAGTTCTGTTATCCTGAGTAGTTAATTCTACATCGTCATAAGCGGTAACCCCTCCGTTAAAAAGAGTTCTCTGTGAACCATAAACACTCTCATCGTCCTCTATCCCGGAAATAACAGCTTGCCCATGTTCGTCTGGCTGTACCTGAATAGCCCTGTACTTTTGTAATGTATCGTCTGCTTCTCCTATAATATAATTATCAAAAGCTTTAGGAATAATTCTTGAATCTATAGCAAAGTATACATATTTCCCGTCTATACTGGTAGGTGTATATTCCTTGACAACCTCTACCCCCTCTATAGGTGTATCACAAGTAGGGCAAACAGATGCTTCAATATCTAATACCGTATTGCTTGCGTCTGTCCATATATACTTACTACATTTTTCACAATAAGCTGTTCCTATTAAATGTGTGATAGAAAGAAGTGCTGGTAAAGATACGTCTGAAACATCTTGGTCTAATATAGCCCTACCAAATCCTGCTTCAAACCCCTGTAGTCTTCCACTCTTACTATCGCTTTTTATAATGTAATGATTAAATAAAAATGTATCACCTGCGGTTAAGTTTAAATGCTCTACTCCCATAGAAAAATTAACCAGCTTATGATTAACTTTTGAATTCAATAGCTGAAATGTTAATTCTCTTTGTATCTGAGATGGGCGAGTAATACCAAAGAGCTTAACAGTTTTCTTGCGGAGAGCATTAAAAACTTCTGGGGCAATAGAAACGTCTACGTCTGCATCAACAATTTGTCTGGTATCTTTCTTGAACTGATTTTCTCTGTTCATAAACTCTGCTTCAATCAGGTTGTATGATTTAGACAGGGGTGCATAAGATACCTGAACAGAGCCTCGCAACACATTACCCATCCCTATAGTGGCAACGGGCTCCTCTAGTTTATTTATAACGGGTTTATATCCACCACCTATCCATACAGGGTAAGCCCTAAAAGTATCAAATAAGGTTTTTACCCAATCCATGGCACTAGAAGTATTGTCAACAGCGATGTCTAATGTAAATCTTTTCTCGCTTATTTGGTACTGTGCATAATTAGGGGATGCCACATTATTACAAGGCAATCCATTAGACCAATAATCAGAACCACCAGCTTGATTATAGGTAGTAAAATCTTTTCTAAAATACATATCAGCTTGATTTACAAATATGTCAAGTCCGGGCAATGTTCTGGCTATATGCTCAACAATCGCCTTTGTCCACGTGCCATCTTCTTTCTTGGCAAACACAGCCCTGCCCTGCATTATTGTATCATAAGCAAAGGGGTTTATGCTTTGTAAATAATCAACAAGTTCTGTGCCACCATTATATGTATCTTTACGCTTTAAATCTAAATAATTTTGGTCATAATATTGGTTAGCCCTGTTAAAAAAATCTGAATCTTGGTCGGTAAGAGTTCTTTCAGTTATAAGAGAAACGCCCTCAACGGTTCTAGCAAACCTTACCGTACCATCTGGTACTACGGTATCACAATATTCCGCAGCCGACATAAACCAATCTATGGGTAGGTTTAATTGAGAGGTAAAATTACCCAACCCATATCTTTTATTTATAATCAAATCATAAACACACCAAGCCGGGTTGTTAGAGTACTGTTCTTCAAAAACAATTCTGTTATTACTATCTCTATAGTACCTGCATTTATTTCCATTGTTAACGGTGCTCCTGTACAATCCAAAATCTTCATCAAACCAACACTTATCTTGTTGTACTTTTGTTTGCCCACACATTAATATAGGAACTAAAACTTTCTTGCCCTTTAATACTGTGGTGACTTTAGGTATAGAGGTGTTAAATGAAGAAGTGGCTTTAAAACTTATTCCCAAACATGCTGTGTTCGGGTAATCATAACCATCATAAGAAAGTTCTTGAAACCCTGTAATTTTTAAATCTTTTGCGCCAGAATCATACCCGCCATCCGTTAATCTAATTACTCTAATCTTTAATCCTACGCCTTGGTCTGTAAATAAAGCTATCAATCTTTCTCTAATTAAATTATTAACCAACTCCGCATAAGTTCTTTGATTTAAATATAACACATGGTCATATTCTTCGTCTAGGGGCAAAATAGACAACCAAGCACACAACCCCAAAGCCATGCCGGGAAACCTAGAAACAATTAAATCCATATCTGTTGCAGACATGAAGAAATCTCTTATGGGTAAACAAGCATATCTACCTATGGTTGGCATAGTATCTTTTTGACCATGTAACTCATATTTATTAAACAAAAACATCCCCTCGGTTAACATACTTGCCGATATGTCTGCTCCGGGGGTATAGGTATCAAATTGCGACCAACTAAATCCAACTTGTATGGCAAATTCTAAAGGTGTTTGGCCCTTAGAAGTGTCCATCGGTCTAATATGCCCGTTACTAGATACTCTATAAACCGTACTATTAGTCTCAACAATAACATTTGCAACACCAAAATTAGGAGAAGTTACAAACTCACAATAATCTCCTCTTTCAATTAATTCGTGTTCGACTTTATGAAAGACAGTAGTCCTGTTATAATTATCATAGGTGTTAGAGTTTGATGTTCTGTTACCCATGTATTGGTCATTTCTTCCATCAAAAAAACTATAGCTAAAACCCGGAACCATCAAAGCTGGTGCATCGTTAACATATACCTGACTTACTCCCGTACATGTTCCTTCAGATAGGGCTGTTAATTGATGAAGTGTTTGGTTATATCTTATATCTGGAACCATATCATCTGGTTTTCTAATCTTCTGTAGGTAGGCATTTGTTGTTCCATACTCTCTGCGATACACCTCTTTTACATTTGCCCTAAACTCTGGAGTTACTGTCTCAAATGCAATCCATTTATCCAAGTCAAACTCAGCATCAGGTAATAATGTTATTGCCAACCATGCAGCATCTCCAATCGGGCCAAATGAATGCAATAACGCTTCAACTTGTTCACTACTAACAATCTCCTTACCAATAATATAAAATAGGTCTATTATCTCTAAAAACTTCCCGGTATATTGTACCCCAAGAGCTTCTGGGCCAATAATTATACACCCAACAATCCACGCCCCTGAATTTATAGTATTGTCTGCCTCATCCTGAAATATAACCGTATAATCATCCCCCTGAGTATAGGGGTCAAAATAATCAAATTCTAAACTACCATTTAAAACACCCAATTCTGTTAAAGTGTCAAATATAGTATGACTTATAGATGCATTCTCATGGTCAGTTTTATCTGGGTCGAGAAAAAGTACAAGGTCTCCAATATTACTATTTCTTTTTAAGTTTTGTTCTGCATGTGCTAAAACTTTAGATTCTGTAACCTCTACATTTTTGTCATTAATCATTGCAGCAAGAGGAATTCGTAGGTCTTCAGATTTTTTAGAAATATCCTTAGTTTGGCTCAAGGTGATAGCAGATATTATAAGTTCAATAGTCTTCCCCGTAAGTATTATCCCTTCTTCTATTCTTTCAAAAAATAAATTCCAAAAATTATCCCAAATATTCTCATCCCATAATCTATATCTAAAAAATAAATAAGGAGTATCTAGTTCACATTCTATACTTACCCCTCTTACTGGTTCATCAAACCCAACTGCCCAAAGATTAAGAAAAGGAAGAAAAGCACTTAACTCAGTTTCTTTCTTTGAAGATTTTTGCCATTCCCACGGCTCTTTAATTTTATACTCTTTAGCCTGAGTAAGTATGTTCCCACCCACAAGGTGTTGGCCATAAACTACAGGGATAGCTATACCCTCTTTACTAGTGGGTGAAATATCCCAACCATATGAAGGAGAGCCTGCTGTTGGGCCAGAAGGGGAATCCATGGAAGGAGCAAATAGGGCGTTTAACCCCATAGATATACCCCCTAGTACCGCACCCATGGCGACCACACCAAGACCATACCCAATAACAACACCAGTTGTAACCGCAACACCACCAAATGCTATTGTTGCACCAGTTGTTGCGGCAGCAAGACCAGCTTGGATACCAGCAAGAATTGCGGCCCAAGTTGCTGGGTCTATTTCAATATCTGGATAAAGCACTATGCTGTCGCTCTGCTTAAACCTTAAGTTCATAGCCCTTAAGGGGTCGTCTACAGGGGCACCGTTTACTCTAAAAGAAAAATTATCAGACTTAAGTATGTCCAGCACCTTGGGGTTTGTTTCAATACACTTATTAAAAAACTCTGTAAAAATAAGTTCCTCACAAACAAATGTAAATTTATCTTCTGGTATTAAAGGATTTTTTACAATCGTTAATTTTGGCATAGTCTATAAAAACCTTCTATTCTTCTTCTAACAACACCTGCGTTTAAACTCATTAAATGTACACCTTTTTTACCTGCCGTTAATACAACGTCTGGAACCTCAACAATGATACCAGCATGGCTTGGAACATTACTGGTGATATCCATACAAAATAAAACTATATCATGTAGGGCTGGTGTAGTTACTTCCTCGAAATGAAACGATTCCCTGTTTTCTAGAAAATGATTCTCACCCTTAGTGTGCCAATCAGAATCATAGTACCAGTCTTTTAATTCTTTGTTCAACACTTCCCTGTAATAAAGTATGGGTAACCCCCAACAGTCTAGACCTTTTCTGTCTCGCCCTAAGTGCTTATAGGGTATATTTAAATACTGCTGATAAAACTTTTGTCTTTTCATAGTAATTATCTAATTTACATTAATACCGGGAAACCCGCCAAAGCGTAAAGTATTATTGTGTGCTAAACACCCGTTAGGCCCATTTTGTGTATGGTCACAAGAGTCTGCCGACACCAAAGGAAAAGAATATATTACATTGCCAAGTATATCTTTTCTTTCAAAGTATGGATTGGTTCTGGACTCACTCCAACCACATTCATCGCTTTTAAATCTAAACCTACAAAAATCTCTAGTATATGAGCTTTGTGGTAGCTGTATGTCTACAATATTAAATCTACTTTCTAGGGTGAACTTAATTTCTTGGTTGTCCAAAGAAACAGAATCAATATGAGCAACGTCTTTGATGCAATACTCCTTACCTTGGTCTAATGCACCATTAAATACCCTTAAGTGATACACCCTATTGCCTTGTAACCCACCCGCTAACTGTATGGCGTTGGATATAGACTTATCCACAGACGATACAGACACATCTAAAGTTAACACCTCTCCCTTTGAATCAGTGCCCATTGGGGTTATGGATAGGGGGAACGGAAGGTAAACCATTGGAACATCTGCTCCATAAGAATCATCTGGTATATAAAAAGAAACAGTGCCCATGGTTCCTGCTAAAAATAAATGTTTGGCTATCCTAACCAAATCACCATCAGTAGATGGGTCGTTGTCCAAAGGTATGCTAAAAGTAAACGTGTTGGTGGTGCTGTTCCATCCCGTTATCTTTCTCATGGCACCAACGTTTGCCCCGCTTTCAAACACAAGCATCCAACAGTAACCGTCTGCTCCTTCTGTAAAATCATACGCACTGTCAACCAGCGTATCTTTAACAGAATCACTTACTACATATTTGGTGGTAGAAGAACCACTCTCAGCTTGAGCCATATACACATAAGATGCTTCTAAGATAATAAGATTAATCAAAAAATACTGTTGCTTGTTCTTTTCTTTAAAAAAATCTAAAGGTGCTTCTCTAGGCATAATTATACTCCAAAATCTGATTGATATAAACTGGCTAAATCCTCAACAAATTCTAAAGAGAATTCTACAACATAAGGAATGGCAAACGATGATGGTAGTTCTGGATGTTTAAAAAATACCTTATAAGCCTTTTGTACGCTTGTGCTGGCATCGTAGTCATTGTCAAACGTAGAATCTACCGTTACAGTCCAGTCGTCACCGCTTCCAGACCAATCTGTTATTCTCCTTATTTCGTGTACTGTAGTTGGTACCTCAAACCCCTTGGCAAATCTTTTACAAATATAAATATAGTTTCCTGCTTCGCATAAAGTTTTAGAAAACCCTAAATATGATGGGTCTTTACCAAGTTTAAAAGTATTGTCTGCTGTTGTAATAGCGTCAGATATAACTCCATCCAGTTTCCAAGACGGTAAGAAAAAATTATCGTAGGAACCGTGTCTATCATTGAAAAAATCCTTTATTTCGTTCTTTAGTGTTAGAACTGCTCCCGGTTCCAAAAGTTTGTGCTTATAAACAAACGTAAAACTTGTAGTCTCCCTGTCTGACAAAAGCCCCCTTTGAGTCATACCGTTTTCAAACCCCGACGATATCACATTATAATTAACCTTTTCATCGGTATCTAACATCTGAGGTTGCCATTTAAAAATTTCATTACTCATTATTATGCCCCACCCCTAGCTATCCCGTTATGGTTCTTATTGTTTAAAACAGAAGAAACAAATATTTGTTGAGCACTTTTGCTGGCTAACATCTGGTTGAAAGACTTTGCATCTACAGCATCTATCTTAATTATCTGTACGTTACCGTTACTATTATTATTTAACGACCTGTCTTTTAGTGTTGATGTTGGTGTGCTCATGTTTGGCATAGTACTATTTACGGTTCCGCTTGTCATCTTGTTACCAATAGAGGCTACGGCTGGTGTAACAGCGGTAGATGCGATTTTGGCAACCGGGGCACCGAACCCAAGACTACCCAAACCAGCCTGTGCAAATTTATTCATAAAACTACCACCAGTCCAACCCCCAGTCGTGGCGAGTAGTGCTTTCAACAGAAGAACCTTTGCTATCAAGGCTATCATGTCTTGAATCATACGTTGTGCCATGGTCTGAAATCTGTCAGCCATACTGTCTGCGCCAGACGCTATCTCTCCAAAACCATTTGCGATGTTATCAACAAGG